CCTTGCAGGATCAGGCAAAAAACCAGCGCATGCATCCGCAGCAGATGCCGCCGCCGGTCGATCCGGTAGAGGCCCTGGCCTCTCAGCTTTCCCCCAGGTCTGCTGCATGGGTTCGCGCCCATCCAGAGTATGCCCGCAACCCTCGCCTGATGCAGAAGATGGTGGCGGCGCATAACTTGGTGACTGCTGACGGTATCGCTCCTGACTCCGACGAATATTTCGATGCGGTGGAGCAGACCCTGGGCGTTAGGAACGCCCCCTCGGCCTCTGTGGCGGCTGCTGAAGCCCCTATGTCTGCGGCTGCGGCGCCTAGCCAGCGTCGATCCTCCCCGGCTGCTGCGCCCGTCAGCAGGTCAGGGACAGGCACAGGCGGTGGCAGCCCCAATGTGGTGCGTCTGTCTGCCGATGAGCGTGAAATGGCCCAGATGATGGGCATGACTGCTGAAGAGTATGCCCGCAACAAGCTTGCCCTAATCAAAGACGGCAAGCTGACGAAGCATTGAAAGGATTGAACAATGGAAAACGTACCGATGCGCCGTGGCCGCCGCCCCCGCTTGGTGAAGCCTGAGCTTGCTGCCCAGGTTGAAGGTGAAACGCCGGAGGTGGATGCCGCTGAAGCCCCAGTAACGCCCGCTAGGGTGCTGCGCCCGCCCATGCGTAAGGATTACTCCCTGGCTTCTGCCGAAAGCCGCACTGCTGAAATCCTGGGCCATGTCGGCACTGTGGCTGAAGGAGTTGATGAATTCTACATTGACCGCTCCAGGCTGCCGCCGGGCTGGGATGCCGAATGGAAGACCAAGACGGTGATGGGTGCTGAAGACCCGGCCCAGATGGTGGCCTATGCCCGCATGGGCTGGGAGCCTGCGCCGCTTGATCTCTTCCCTGAGATGATGCCGCAGGGCTGGAAGGGCAACACCATTGAGCGCAAGGGCATGATCCTGATGATTCGCCCTCGCAAGATCACCGACATGGTGCGTCAGGCTGATGCCAAGAAGGCGCGTGAGCAGATCAGGGCTAAGGAAGCGCAGCTATCCTCGGCGCCGGATGGGCAGTTTACCCGTGACCACGCCCAGGTGAAGCCGAAGATCAACAAGGGCTTTGAGCCCATGCCGATCCCGCAGGATTGATCATAACCATTTTCCTGACATCAGGAAAATGGTTGACACAAACTGAAGGGGGCTTCGGCCCCCTTTACCCCCAGAAAATGTGTTGATATTTTAGGCGGTGTGGGCGTATGGTCCACATTGCCTTCCCCCGGTGTGGAAGGTTGAGCCTCTTCTCTGCTCCCGAGCCGCCCCGGCGCGCGGTAACGGCGCTCCCCAATGGAGGTTATTTTCGTGGCAAACACGAATTCCCCCTTTGGCTTTGCGCAGTACTACGGCGGCGCGGGTGGCGCACCCACCTTCGCTCAAACTGCACGGCGCATTGCCTCTACTGACACGACCCCGATTTATTTCGGCGATCCTGTTATTCCGGTCACTGGCACTGCCAATGGCTACATCACGCAGTATACCACTCCCGGCACCACGACCCTCGCGGGCATCTTCGTGGGCTGCAAGTATCTGTCCACCTCTCAGAAGCGTACCGTGTGGTCGCGCTACTGGCCGGGTGCTGATGCGACCGGCGATGTGGAAGCCTATGTGATTGACGATCCGAATGCTCGTTTTGTTGTCATGGGCAACAGCACGACCTTCAATATCGGCGGTACGCTTTCCACCTTCACTTCTTCGCCTGTTGGCAAGTATGCCCAGTTTGCGATTGGTACTGGCAACGCCAATACCGGGCTTTCTGGTGCGTACCTCAACAGCGTGGGTACGACTGTCACGTTCCCCTTCATTGTGGTGGACCTGATTATCTCCCCGCCGGGTGCGAATGGTGCCGATCCGACCACCGCTTACAACCAAGTGGTTGTTGGGTTCAACAACGAGTGGCTGCGCAGCAACGGCGCTGGCCCGACCGGCATCTCGTAAGGAGGGCATGAAAAATGGCTGTTAATCTCTCGGCTATTAAAGACCTGCTCCTCCCCGGTCTGCGTGGTGTTGAAGGCAAGTACGAGATGATCCCATCTCAGTACGACAAAATCTTCACCAAGCACGACTCGAAGATGGCGCTCGAACGTACCGCTGAAATGCGTTACCTCGGCCTTGCGCAGTTGAAGACTGAAGGCGGCCAGACCGCTTTCGACAACAGCGCGGGTGAGCGTTTCGTCTACAACCAGGAGCATACGGAAATTGCGCTTGGCTATGCCATCACTCGCAAGGCGATTGATGACAACCTGTACAAGACGCAGTTCCATCCGTCGAACCTCGGTCTGATCGAATCCTTCCAACAGACCAAGGAAATCTACGGCGCCAACATCCTGAACACGGCGACGACCTACAATGCTTCCATCGGCGGTGACGGCGTGGCGCTCTGCGCTACCAACCACCCGATTGATGGTGGCACGGTGGCGAACCGTCCGACCACGGATGTGGGCTTGAACGAAGCGACCCTGCTGAACGCGATGATTTCCGTGCGTACCAACTTCAAGGACCAAGCGGGCCTGAAGGTGTTTGCGCGGGCGCGTAAGCTGATCGTTCCGCCGCAGCTTGAACCGACCGCGATTCGTCTGACGAAGACGGAACTGCGCCCCGGCACTGCCGACAACGATGTCAATGCCATTATGATGACGGCGGGTGGTCTGCCGGAATCCTACATGGTCAACGACTTCTTGACCTCGCAGTATGCTTGGTTCCTGCTGACGAACATTGATGGCCTCTCCTACATGGAGCGCATCAAGTTTGAAACGGACATGCAGGTCGATTTCGTCACGGATAACTTGCTGGTGAAGGGCTATGAGCGTTACAGCTTTGGCTACTACAACTGGCGGTCTATCTTCGGGTCGTTCCCGACCTCGTGATCCCCGTAACGGCCCCCTGGCATTGTGTCAGGGGGCTAATTCAGGAAAGGGCTAAAAATGGGTGCTACTCACTTTAGCGGTCCTGTTGTTTCGGGGACTTTGCAGCAGGGTGAAACCGATGGTCCCAACCAGGGGCTTGCGGTTCTTTCCCAGTCTACTTCGATCACCCAGAACAGCACGACTGCTGTTTCTTCCACGCTGTACATCCCGGCTGGTTCTCGGATCGTTGACTTCAACATCGACGTTCTGACGGCGTACAACTCTGCCACTTCTGCGACCCTAACCATCGGCACTGCTGCCGCTGGTACGCAGTATGTTGGTAGCATTGACGCCAAGACTGCCGGGCGCGCTGCTCCGACCTACACGGCGGCGCAGCTTGCAGCGATGAATGGTGTAAGCGTCCTTGGTGTCGCTGCGCCTACCACTGCTCCGGTGGTGGTCACTGTAACCCCGGTTGGCGCGACATCTGCTGGATATGTCGTGGTGACCGTTCTTTATGTCCAGCAGTAAGGAGGACCGCTATGAAGGGTCGTAAGGGTCGCGCGGCTGGTGGTGAGTCCCCGGCTGCTGGTTCCAAAGAGTGGGAACAGGATTTGGCCTCTAAGCCAACCCGCCGCGTCAATGCTCCCAATATCATGGGTGCCGCTGAAGAGCGTAAGCGCGGTGGTAAGGCCATGGGCAAGGTCCATGGTGCTGCTGCCAAGATGCATGCTGGTCGCAAGGCCCGCAAGTCTGGTGGCCGCGCTGGTTCCAACATGAACCCGCTGTCCAGCGCGCATGCTGGCACCCCTGCCAAGGGCCGCAAGCTCGACAGCATGGGTCAGTGATTGGTGGGGGCTTCGGCCCCCATCTTTCCTCTGGAGGTTGCTATGGCTGGTGCATGGACGCGCAAAGAAGGCCAGAACAAAGAGGGTGGCCTGAATGCCAAAGGGCGCGCATCGCTGCGCGCAGAAGGCCGTGACATCAAGCCGCCTGTTTCACGGGAAACAGCGCAGAAGAGTGAGATGGCTGCCGCACGGCGCCGCAGTTTTTGTAGCCGGATGGAAGGCATGAAGGCGAAATTGACCTCTGCCAAAACCGCGCGTGACCCTGATAGCAGGATCAACAAATCGCTTCGGAAGTGGGATTGCTAACATGGCGAAGAAAGACTTTTGGGAGAAAGATGCTCCCGATGATGCCAAGAAGCGCAATATGAGCCGTGAGCAGGTAAAAGATGCCAAGGCTCGCGCTCGTGCTGCTGGCAGGCCCTGGCCAAATTTGGTAGATAACGTCACCGCGATGCGCGCTGGCAAGAAGGACCGCAGCAAATGACCACCACCACGATTACGCGCACCAATGCTGGCCGCAGTGCTGTCGTTGCTGTTGATAATTTCCTTGCCCCGTTCAATGTTGGCCTGGGCGCCGACATCACCGCTGGTACGCCCACCTTCAACATCGAATACTCGTTTGATGATCCGATGGAGGAAGGCTACAGCGCGGCAACCGCAACGTGGTTTATCGCTTCTGGTTTCTCCGGCGCCACGGCCAAGACCGGCGGTTCTTTGACGGTCCCTTGCAAGGCTGTTTCGATTAACATTACGACCGGCAGTGGCACTGTGTCGTTGCAAATCCTCCAGGCTGGGACGCAGCGGTAAATATGGCCACCAGCGGGACATACACCTTCGATCCATCGCTTGGTGAGATTGTTCTGTATGCCTACAATCTGATTGGCATACGCAACACCTCACTGACGCAGGAACACATGGAAGCCGCGCGCATGGCTTCCAATATGGTGTTGGCCAATTGGTCCAACAAAGGTGTGAACCTGTGGGCGGTGGACTTGCAGACTGTTCCGCTTGTTGCTGGTCAGGCGACTTATTCGGTTCCTGAAAACACGGTTGTTATGCTTGACGCATACATCCGCATCGATGACGGCAATTCTCCTCCCATTGACCGTCTGATCCTGCCGATAAGCCGCACAGAGTATTCCAGCTACCCGAATAAGGAGCAGGAAGGCTTCCCCACGGTTTATTGGCAGGATCGCCTTATCAACGGCAACGTCACGCTGTGGCCGGTGCCGGATGGCAACAGTGCGCAGTATCTGCGCTACTACCGTGCAAGGCAGTTACAAGATTCGGAGTTTACTGGTGGCCAGACGGTCGAAATCCCGTATCTTTGGCTTGATGCTTTTGCGGATGCCCTGGCGTATCGGCTGGCGCGTGTATGGGCGCCCGCGATGGTCCCAACGCTGAAGCCGATTGCTGATGAAAGCTATAATGTTGCGGATGCTCAGAATGTTGAGCAGGCTTCGCAATATATCAGCCCAATGATCAGCGGCTATTTCCGGCCTTGATGGGGGTATAGATGGCATATGCCTCCCAAGCTGGCCGCGCTAGAACGAGTGCAAGAAGCCCTCAAGCGCATGCGATATGTGATCGGTGTGGCTTTCGCTATAATCACGTTGATCTGCGTTGGCAGTTTGATTGGGCTGGCGCATCGCTGATCAATAAGCGTCTGTTGGTGTGCAATCCATGCAATGACACGCCGCAGCAGCAGCTTCGCGCGATTGTTGTGCCTGCCGATCCGATGCCGATCATGAACCCGCGTGTGCAGAACTTTGTGACGGCGGAAACCAGCACCCGGTATACGTCTGGCCAGAACACGGTTGATCCGGTGACTGGTATGCCGGTTATTGGTGGCAATGTGCGTGTGACGCAGACTGATGAAGATCGCGTGTTGCAGCAGACTGGTGAGCCTCCTGGCGGCTTGAATGAAGAGCCGGGTACTGATCCAAATGCTCCTGGCAACAATGATCCTGGCCTTCCGTACAATTACGATGAAGTGCCGAAGACGGGGCCGCTATAATGTCGAACCAGCAGATTCCCAATTTGCCTTTGGCGATTGCCCTCAATGGGACAGAGCAGCTTGAAATCGTCCAGGCGGGCGTTTCCAGCCGCACGACGACTTCTGCTGTTGCTGGCTTAAATCCTGGCCCTACAGGCCCTGTTGGGCCGCAGGGTGCTGCTGGCCCAACCGGGCCTATGGGGCCGACTGGTCCCACTGGTGTGCAGGGGCCGCAGGGCATTACGGGCGAAACGGGGCCGACTGGTCCTGCCGGTCTTACTGGCCCTACGGGGCCTACGGGTGCGCAAGGCCTAGATGGCCCCACAGGGCCTACAGGCGATATTGGTCCCACGGGGCCTTCTGGTGGCCCTCCAGGGCCTACGGGTCCGACTGGGCCTTCTGGCACGGCGGGGCCTACAGGGCCGTCTGGCGGCCCTCCTGGGCCTACTGGCCCGACAGGTGACACGGGTGTTGCTGGACCCACAGGTCCAACAGGCCCTACCGGCGATTTTGGCCCGACAGGCCCTACGGGAGATGTTGGTCCCACAGGGCCTACTGGTGACATTGGCGCCACGGGGCCGACTGGGCCTACGGGTGCGTCTGGTACGTCTGCTGGTTTGACGCTGTTCCTTGATGGTGCAACGGCGACTGGGCCGCAGGCTTATGACTTGCTTGTGATCCCGAATACCGGGATTCAGACGCTTCTTTCCATCTCCACCAGCGCGGCAGTGCCGCTGCTTCTGGGGTCTTTTGTCACGCAGGCTGGCGTTCCGAATAATACGTCATTTGCTGCTGGCTTGTGGACCTTGCATGGGTGGTTTGCGCACAACTCAGGCGGTTCGACATTCCGTTTCTGGACCCAGGTGCAGGAAGTCGCTGCGGATGGCACGACTGTGTTGCAGACGCTGGCAACGGGCTCTTATGCCACTGGTACGCCGGTATCGAATTCGACGCCTTCTTTGTACGAATATGATCTGTATGTGCCTGCTGCCACGTTGGGCAGTATAACCAGCCGAATTTTGGTGAATGTTTATGTGCAGGCGCAGTCGGCATCTCCGACTGCAAATCTGTACATGCGCGACAATACGCAATCGCATGTTGTTACGACCATTGCCTACAATGTTTCCGGCCCGACTGGCCCTACCGGGCCTACGGGCGCCACTGGACCGACTGGCCCTACGGGTGCCACTGGACCCACAGGCCCGACTGGTCCTACGGGGGATATTGGGCTTACGGGGCCGACAGGGCCTACCGGTCCTACGGGTGATATCGGCGCAACTGGACCTACAGGGCCAACAGGCCCAACTGGTCCGACTGGTGCTGCCTCAA